GTAGGTGAACTAAGAGGTTTGCAAATTGCCAGAGATTTGATAAAAGAGTCCTCTAAACATATTGAGGATGATGATGAGTAGCACAACTTTTAAATTAGAAGAAGTAGAACTAAAAAATAAAAAATATCCCAAGCCAACGGGACACCGAATACTTATAAAAGTATTAGATGTTGCTAATAAAACAAATATGGGAATTTATTTACCTAGCAAGTCTGTGGAAGACCACAGAGCAATTGCCTCTATAGGTAAGGTAATTGAAATAGGTAAAGATGCATACAACAGAGATGATATGTCCGCTCCTTGGTGTAAAGAGGGTGAGTATGTTATGTTTGGTAAGTATGCAGGACACAGATTTAAATTCGGTCAAGCGGAACTCCGCATAATGAACGATGACGAAATTCTGGGATTAGTTCCAGATGTTAGTGAAATAAGTTAATTATTTTACATTAATAGTAGCTTTATAGCTATGAAAAGAGGCCACCCGTACTGGTGGCTTTTTTTATTCTTAGGAGATACCTATGCAAGTAGTACACGGTTCTTCGGCTAAAAAGCCGATGCAAGTTGTCGAAGAGGGCAAGGAAGAGAAACTCAAAGATTTTAATGCTGAAGAGGCATTAGAAAACTTAGAGAATATTAACCAAGAGCCAGAAGAGACAACAGACGCTGTTGAGGAGGAACCTCAAGAAGCGATAGAAGACGTTGAAGAAGAAAAAGAAGAAACAGAGGAAGTTGAAGCCAAATCTTCAGATGATGAAGAAGAGGAAGAAAATCCAAAGAAGAAATCTAGACTTCAGAGACGAATAGATGAGCTTGTCAAAAAGGCAAGTGTCTACGAGCAAGAAAGAAATCAATATTATGGTCGTACTCAACAACTTGAAGAAGAGTTGAAGAAAAAAAGTACCCTTAATAATGATTACGATAAACTTCAAAAAACTTATTACGATACTAAATTAGAATCGGCTAATAAACTTTTGGAGAAAGCTCGCCTTGAACATAAATCAGCTTACGAGTCTGGTGACTCTGACAGAATGTTAGATGCCGCAGAATCAATTGCTGATGCTAAAGTTGACCTTAAAACACTTGAAACGCAAAAACACTTGTTTGATAAAGAACCAGAACCGGTTCCAAATTATCCAAGCGTTCAAGCACCTCAAGCAGTTCAACAACAGCAACAACCCGCACAACAACAACCAGACCCTAGAGCACTTCAATGGGCTCAATCAAATAAATGGTTTGGAGATAATGCGGCTATGACTGGGGCGGCTTATGCTATAGACGCACAATTAAAAATGGAGGGCTATAATCCTTCGTCTGAGGACTATTACTCAGAACTCGATAAGCGAATAGGTGAATCTTTTCCTGCTAAAACAGCAAAAGCTAAACCGAAGCAAGTCGTAGCGGGTGTAACCCGTGCTCAATCCGCATCAAAGAGGGTCGCTTTGACCAAAAGCCAAGTCGCAATGGCGAACAAACTGGGTGTGCCACCAAGTGAATATGCGAAGTTTGTGAGGAACACAAATGACTAGTAAAAATAAAGAAACCACGTCTGAAGCGACTGCATCTAGGTCTCATCAGAAACGAAAAATAACTTATACACCTCCTTCATATTTAGATGCACCAAAACCAAATGTTGATAGCGTAAAATACAGATGGCTAAGAGTGAGTGCGGGTGGGGAGGATGACGCTCGAAACATATCTAAACGGAAACGTGAAGGGTATGAATTCGTTAAAAAAGATGAACACCCCGATTTCGATGTCCCAATGCATGAAACTGGAAAGTACGCAGGAGTAATTGGCTCTGGTGATTTAGTTCTAGCTAAAATACCAGTAGAGATGGCAGAAGCTAAGTCAGAGTATTATCGTAACAAAACGAAATCTCAGACTAGTGCCGTTGATGCTGATATATTAAAAGAACAACATCCATCAATGCCTCTTACACAAAAGCGTAGCAGTTCTGTATCTGTCGGTAAAAAGAAAGATTCAGACTAAAGTTTTCTGATTGGGTTATAACATAACTTTAACAGGAGAAAAATATGGCAAACGTAGATGCCCCAAATGGCTTGAAAGCCGTAAGACATCTTACTGGTGGAGCTATTCGAACAGAAGAATTTAAAATCGCAAGTGGTTTAAGTACGGCTATTTTTACCGGTGATTGTGTAAAATTACTCGGCACAGGATATATAGACGAATGTGACGCAGGCGATAGAATTTTAGGCGTATTTGCAGGATGCAGTTACCCTAATTCATCTGGCGAACAAGTTTTCAGCAGACAATGGACAGCAAGTGCAACAACACAAGGTAGTGTTGATGTAACTGCTTACGTTTATAGCGACCCTAATATTGTTTTTGCAGTACAATCAGCAGGAAGTGCTGATTTTGCAGATATTGGTCAATTGGCTGATATTGTAGCAACAGCAGGGGACACAAACACTGGTCAATCTAAACATGAGATTAGTGGAACAACAGGTACTGGTACAGCAGGATTAAGAATTCTTGGCAAGTACGAGGAACCAAACAACGCATACGGAACAAATGGAGTTTTAGAAGTTCAAATTTATGAACACGAACTAACATTTGCTACTGGCGTATAGGAGATATATATGAGTATAAATAGAGCTCAACTCGCTAAAGAGTTAGAACCCGGTCTCCACGCCTTATTCGGTATGGAGTACAAAAGATGGGAACGTGAACACGCAGAAATCTTCCAAGAAGAATCTTCTGACAGAGCATTTGAAGAGGAAACTCTACTTACTGGCTTTGGTGCGGCCCCAACTAAATCAGAGGGAGCATCAGTTGAATTTGATACTGCCGCAGAACAGTGGACAGCTAGATATGTACACGAGACTATCGCTTTAGCATTCTCAATTACTGAGGAAGCTGTAGAAGATAATCTTTATGATACACTATCTAAAAGATACACTGCGGCGTTAGCACGTTCAATGGCTTACACTAAACAAGTGAAAGCGGCTAATGTTCTTAACAATGCATTCAGTTCAAGTTTTGTTGGAGGAGATGGTAAAGAGCTTTGTGCTACTGACCACCCTTCATTAGGTGCAGGCGATTTGTCAAACGAATTAGCTACATCTGCTGACCTTTCTGAAACTTCACTAGAAACAGCAATTATTGCAATTGGTGGTTTTGTGGATGACAGAAATATTCCAGTGGCTGTACAAGCTCGTAAGATGATTGTACCAAAAGACTTAGCGTTTACTGCTCAGAGAATTCTGAAAAGTGAATTAAGAGTTGGAACTGCTGATAATGATGTAAACGCTACAAGAAGCCTTGGATTACTTCCGGGTGGATATGCAGTTAACCATTATCTAACTGATACAGATGCATTCTTTATCTTAACAGATATGACTAATTCTGGATTTAAAATGTTTCAAAGAAGACCTTTAAAAACTTCTATGGAACCAGATTTTGAAACAGGAAATATGCGTTTCAAAGCGTCTGAAAGATATTCTTTTGGATTCTCTGACTGGAGAGCCGTATTCGGTTCACCGGGAGCATAATAAAATACAAAACTAGGGGGGATTTTCCCCCCTATTTATTTTCTAGGATTAATTAATTATATCAACTGCCCTAGCAGACAATCGTAGAAGCGATGATATAATTTAACTACGAGGTTTAAAATGGCTAATACAACTTTTAACGGCCCGGTTCGCTCAGAAGCCGGATTCAAAGTAATAAATAAAGATAGCACTTCTGGTGCAATCACAGAAACAGGAGTTAGCATTAACTCAACTGGACAACTAGTTTCATTAGGAACTAGAAAAATTCAAACATTTGCAATAGATTTATCTGGCACAAATGCGGCGGCAACAACTTATGGTGATAACGATGTTCTAGTAGAACTAGGTGCATTAAATACAGACCATCCAGATGCTTTAGTAACAGCAAGTAAGTTTTTCATTCACAAAGTAGTAATTGGTATTACAACTGCGGCGGCGAGTGATGCTAACTCTTTAGCAAACTTACAACTAAGTGCAACATCTGGAACAGCAACAAATACAGCAGTTTCTTCTGGAACAGAAATAGTTGGTGCAGGCGTAGCATCATTCAACCCAAGAATATCTGCCACTGATTCAGTAACAGAAGTTGACATTGATTTAGATGCAACTGCGGGACTTTTTCATGTATTCACTCCGAATATTACTGCGGCTATAGCAAGTAAAAACTTATACTTAGGTGCAGGTTCTGCTTGTGATACAGCTTTAACAGCTTTTCGTGGAACACTTGAAATAGAGTATTCAGTATATTAACAACTATCGCTAGGGTGTAACAGCCCTAGCTTTTTTTTTTAGGATTAGATATGCAGATATGCGAAATAATAGCTTTGTTAATTATTATAATAAAAAATGAAGCAGAAAAAATTTTTATAGGAGGATATAAATGGCTGACGTAGTAACATCACAAATCATCAATGATAATGTAGGTGCTAAAAGTATTTTAGTAAAACTTACTAATATATCAGATGGTAGTGGAGAAAGTGCAGTAGCAAAAGTAGACGTTTCAAGTTTACTTGCAGACAGTAATGGAGAGGCTTGCTCTAGAGTTGCAATACAAGAAATTTATTATGACATTTTTGGAATGAGAGTTGATTTATTGTGGAATGCAACAACTAATGTTAATTGTATAACACTAGGTGCTAATGGAGCATTAACTTCTCAAGGTCACATAGATGTTAAAGAGTTTGGTGGAATTACAAATAATGCTGGTTCTGGTGTTAATGGTGATTTACTATTAACAACTACAGGACACACTGACGGAGACCACTACACAATTGTTTTAAAATTAAGTAAAACATATTAGGATAAATTATGGCAACTTCTGGAACAAGAACATTTACATTAGCTGTTGACCAAATAATTGAGGAAGCATTCTCAAGGATTGGTGGAGAACCCCAAACAGGGAAGGAAGCACAGCAAGGTAGAACGTCTTTAAATCTTTTACTACAAGAGTGGTTAAACAGAAGTGTTCAACTATGGACAATTACCGAGTCAACACAATCCTTAACTTCAGGAACAGCTAATTATACACTAAATACACACACTGTTGATATTGAAGAGGCAGTAATACAAGTTACTAATTCTGATTCAAGTGTAACTGACTTTCAATTAGAAAGAATAAGTCGTGATGACTATCTAAAAATACCTAATAAATCTGACCAATCTAGACCAAGTCAATATTTTTTAGATAAGCAATTAACACCAGTTATATATCTGTATCCAACTCCAGATGACTCTACTCAAGTTTTTAAATACAATGAAAGAAGAAGAATAGAAGATATTACTGCTTCAACAGAAAATATTGATATTCCAGATAGATTTTTACCTTGTGCAATTAGTGGACTTTCTTACTACTTATCTTTAAAAAGACCACAGATTGAAATGCCAAGAAGACAAGAATTAAAAATGCTTTATGAAGAAGAATTTCAA